TTATGTGAGTAAAATGATTGCCCAATCTTCGGTTGGAAATCTAAAAAGGCAGGAAATTCCGCTATCAATAAATGAGCCAACCTGCGGAGCGGGAAGTATGGTAATTGCAATTTTTGACGTTTTGCGAAATCTCAATTTTTCCCCAAGAGACTTTTATATCATAGCTCAAGACATAGACATTCACTGCGTCGATATGGCTTATATCCAATGCACCTTGCTCGATATTCCTGCGCTTATCTTGCACGGAGACTCCCTAACTGATGAAATCTATGCGAAATTTCCGACTTTTTCATATTCAAGAAACCATTTGATGAAGTCGCGTTAACATTAAGACTATTTCGATGCCAATCAAATGCTTATTTGCAAAGAAATTAGAGTTTATCGGACTTTTGTATTAACGCCTTGTATTGTGAAACATCCCGACGCAAATCCACGATTGCCACAACCTTTACAAATTTTTCATCAAAAACGTAAAATAATCCGAGATTAAAGTTTAGATTAAGACGATATACTCGTTCAGTTTTATCAAACAGAGTCCCCTGCTGAGGGAATAGTAAGAGCCTTCCAATCGCATTGTTAACATCGAGATATACCTGTTCTGCTAAATGCGAACCACCGTCAACATATTGTCTATCTATATCTCGATAATACAGAATTATATCTCGCAAGGTTTGCCTTGCGATTTCAGAAAAGACAAACTTCATTTCTTGTTGATAATTGTGCGCATTTCGGACATTACAACTTCAGCAGAATAAACTTTTTGTTTACCTTCACGCAATAAAACTGCAGAACGGCGAACAAAATCACGAAGCTCCTTTTCGCGCCTAAAATTGATTTTTTCTCTATTTTTAGATACTGGTGCTTCAATTATTTTCATGTCTTGATCTAACTTTAATCGACGTTCTTTGTCAAGGGTTAATCCTCAATATCCACAGGTTCCTTTATCGAGTCTGCGGCGATAGAGATTGCCTTGTAAGTCTCGTCGAGTACCTCCTGCAATTTCTCCCGAATTTGTACGGCATCGAGGGTTGTAAGAATTGGCGGAAGCTCGTTTAAAAATCTGCTTTCCAAGATTTGCCGTACTTGTCCTATATGGGCGGTCCATACTTCGCGAACCTTCTCAATGGCAACATACGTTCCTTCCATTACCTTGAGTTTGATTTCCGCTTGCTTTACCTCCGCCAATAGCTTACGGGTTTTTAACTCCTCATCTTCGGGAGAGTCCGACTCTTTTAAATCGTGTTTTCTTACAAAATCCCGCCACTTTGACACACTGTGCTTGCCGTTAGAATAAGGTTTGGGAGAACCTTTTATTTTTCGCCATTTATTTATGGTCTGTCTTGCTACACCGAGAATATCCGCAAGCTCGGTTGTAGTTTCGGCATACTTCACAGATTCTTCTTTTTGGCCATAAGCCTTTTCCACTATGGCGCGTTCCGTACTCGTAAGAGTCTTTCCCGAAGCGACCTTTTTTACTATATTTTCAAGGTCTTTGCTTAATATCTTTTGTCCGATGTTTTCTTCCATATAAAAAGCGGAAGTTGTCAAAAGTTCCACATAAGTTCCACCAAAGTTCCACTTATAAAAAAGCTCCCAATCTTAGCAAAATAGAGGGTTTGAGGGTCTCATTTATACTTTTATGTGGAACTTTTCAAAAATGCCATTCGTAAGAAGAAACGGGTCTGCCGAACGTCCCTGCCGTATGTTGTTGGTTAATAGATTCCTTTAATAACCCCTCTGGACAATGCGTGCAGGGGGCGGAATCGAACCGCCAATCTCAAGGTTATGAGCCTTGTGTCTTACCGTTAGACCACCCTGCAAAAGCATCAGTTCTCGCTGAACTTATCCCTCTTGAGTTGCGAAAGCTCTTGATAGATTCTGACTATCGCAGATAAGTCCAATAGCAGCATATCGACAGTAGTTGCACTCATATCTTCAAGCGGGAACTTTTCCTTAAAGCCTTGATACCATTTCACGAAACCGTCTATGTACTTGACGTGTTCTATGGTATAGCTTTCTGGAGCTTTTTCCTCCTTGAGTTCAGGCTCTTTGCGTGGGGGAAGAATTCCAGTTGCGATATAGGCGTCTTTGAGAGTTTTGGCAGGTAGCTTCTCTATGAAGTTGTTAGTTTGCGTTTCATCGCTTATCACACTTTCAGTATTCTCGTTTACTTGTAACACTGGTGTTACAACTGGCTTTGTTTCTGGGGCATTTTGTATTGCCGAATAAAGTTTTATGTATCGGTGTGCTGTCATTCTTGTAAACGAGCAATTAGATTCCACCCAAGAAATCCAATCGCCATAGGGTACTGACTTTTTCTGTTCCACCAAAAGCTTGCCACACTCAATGGCAACCTTGATTGCTTCCTGCGCCTTATCTTTGGCAAGCTTCGAGAGTGCCTCGGCCTTCTCGTGGAGTGCGTTAATTCTCGAAGCTATGTCGAGTTCAGTTGAAGATGTTTCGGTAGTGGAGATTGTGTTTTCGTTTTCCATACCAATCACCCGCTTGTCAAATTGCGCAATCTCGACTTGCGGTATGATTGGCATGCCGACGGTGACTTCATCGTTGAAGTTGTGCGTAGCCCAAGAAACTTCTGCCAAGACTTAACGCGAGCCGATATAGCCGCCCTTGTTACGCCATACTTCTTGGCAAGTTCTGTCTGGCTCTTTACGCCGAGCATTTGCTCCATGCCAAGCGTCATCATCAAGGTGTCTATCTCAAGGCGACGTATTCCCTCGTTTTTTGCCCCTTGCAGGCGTTCAAACACCCAACGCAACATCTGACACCCATAAGCGATTTCAACGCCTTCTACGGTCTCTGTAGGCTTTTCTTGGCTATCGAGAAAATCGTAGTTAAAGTCGTATGAAGCCTTGTCGAAAGCCACGCTTGGGTCTGTCTTGAAAACTCTGTGGTCGTCTGCGAGAGGTTTGTCGATGCCCTTAGCCGCCAGTTTAGCCCTCTGCTTAGGTGGCAGACTCTCCACCCATTTGCGGTACTCGTCCTCATAACGGCTCATAGGACACCTCCTCGCGCGTGCGTGCGCATGGGGAAAAGTTCGCACGAAAATCTGTACCGTCTCAATGGGGGATTCAGGTATATCCCTCCTCCTACTTTTAGTAGGAGGGGATACCTAATCCCCATTGGGGACAGAAGAAGAAAAATCCCCCAATCCCTAATCCCCAAGGGATACCCAAAGGGATTGCAAAAGCCCGTTTTTCCTATCCCCTGAGGGATATTTTTTATCCCTACGGAATTTCTCAACATTACTAAGGTATCCCTATTAGTCATTGTCGGCCCCTTTCTCCTCCGACAAGTCCACCTCGGGTATATAAAGCCTACCGTGCCAATATGGTTTGCGAAAGACTATAAGAGGGTTATTCTTGCGTACTGCTTCGTACACCTTTACTGCACTTTCTGTGTCGGCAGGGTCGCCAAATTTAGCAAGTTGACCTTGTATATAAGCTATAACTTCGCTCTTGTCTGGGTCTTTATCGTGTTTCTTTGGCGGCATTGTCTCCAGTTCAAGATATGTGTACTTGGAACGGGAAACTTTTTCGGATTTTACCTTTTTTAGAGGTTTCTCGCAAAGTTCCCATAAAACGGCGGTCTCCGAGTGCTTCATATAGGTAAAGGCACCTGTTCCCGATAGACTCGCGCGTTTAGCATGGATAAACTCAAATACATTGGGGTCTTCCGCATTTTCTCTAATTACCGAGACTGCACGTGCCCAGTTGGTTAATTCGGAAGAACCTATACCGAGATAGGATAAGGCGTGGTTTACATCTTTTGATTCCTTGGACGGTTTACCTGTATGGTGGATAAAAATAAGCCCGATATTATGCTTTGTGATGACCGGATTAAGAGTGTTCCGCAGAAATGTCGCGCACATATCCTGTCTGCTAATATCGCAACCTATGTATGATAACAACGGGTCAACAATAACTAAGTCGGGTTTGTATTCTTCACACAGTTCGTCGAGAAGCTCCACAAACACCGTCCCCGTAGCGCTCTGCTCGTCCAATTCGATAAAATAATAATCGATTCTCTCATTCTCCTCATGGGTAAAATTCTCACTTCTTATGACAGAGTGGAATGGCCTTGCTATATCTATGGCGTTATTCTCAGCTTGAATAAATAACACTTTCATTTTCTTACTCGGCCTTAATCTTAGCGTGCTTCTTCCCACGCAAAAATTGAGGGCAAGCTGCATAGCCAATACTGACTTGCCTATTCCAGATTGGGCAACGATAAGCCAAGAACCGTTCATCGTCAGAAAGCGATCGCCTACTAAATTGTCGCTCTTATCGTCTGGGTCGGTCGCGCGAATGTCCTTGCCCAATTTTACATTATATTTCCGCTTGCCGGCATTCTTTGCCCACTCCTCATAAGATTTTCCGCCAATATTTACGGCAATTAGCCTTTGCCGCTTTCCATCTCTGGTGACGGCGGCAATTCGCGATAGGCGGCTTGCATTCTTGCAGGCCCTATCTACGGGGAAGCCGTTTTTTGCCAAGAACTCGTGAAGCTTGGAGACTCTTTCTCGGTAGAGTTTTTCATCTTTTCCCGCGTCGATTTTTACTATGGCGTGAATCGACTTTCCTCCAGAATCGACAAGGGCAGAACACGGCAGATTTAATTCGCGTATCTTTCTTAATTGTTCCTCCTTGGGTAGGGAGTCGGATTCGATTAAACAATGCCTGAACTCCTCTACATCGGAATTCTTGCAACCTTCTCCCGACATTGGGTTAATCCTTGCCCAAGCTCCCGCATTGGGATTCCAATCTCCAAGAATGTAGCCTATGTCCTCGTAAGTGTCGCAGGCTTTGATAAGTTCTTCAAAAGACTTATTGACGCCTTTACCGCTTGGCAGGAATTTTCCGTCCTTTTCAAACGAGCTTACTACAAAATTTACCGTATCACCCGGCCTGAATAAAGCCCTCAGATATTCCTTTAACTCCAAATTTGGGGCTTTATTGGCGTTTTCACACCCGTTTGAACGTCCGATAGGGTCGTTCCAAGAAAAGCCGTCAGAGGGCTTGTAGCCGTTGTCTTTTGCCATTTGTATGATTGAACCTATCCCGACGTTCGCTCCAGAGTAATTCCCAAAAGTTTTCCAATGCTTCTCGCACGCTCCCTCTTGGTATTTATGGGAGTTTTTACTCCACTCGTCCCATACAGAACACGGTTGCCCGTCGGCGTGTAAAGCCATGCCGACCTTTAGCCAAGTATCATAGTCGTCAACTTGAGATTGTGTAAGGAATGATAAAATTTCGCTTATATTTCTTTCCATTGCTTCCTCCTCCAGCCGTTATTTGCAAGGTCTGTGATTAGTTTTGTGGCAAAATCAAATCCAAAACTCTCGGCATTCTTATAGCCAAAGCGGTTGAGAATTTTTATTTGCTTAGGGGTTGCGAGATTGCGCGAACGTCGGTTTATGGCGTTCCCCAAAAGTAATGACGCAAAACCTCTGCTTTGAATTGCCTTCGGGTTAAACTGTAAACGCTCAAGTGCTTGCAACTGCTTTTGCGTAGGTGCTTCGCGCTCCCATTTAAAAGTCGGCGAGTAGCTTTGAAGCTCGTCGTCGTGTGTAAAAAGCGCATACTCGATTGGGTCTATTAACCTACTTTTCTTTAGCGAATTTGCCTTTATTGCGTCGGCTAAAGATTTCTCGCGCTCTTGGCGGGCAGTGCATTCTGCTTCCTGCTCAAGCTCGCCTAAATCGAATAACTTGCCGCCTTCGGCTATTTTGGTCATCTGCTCGGCAACATCTGGTTTATTAGCAATGAGGTTAGCAGGGTGGCAAAGATTGTGTTGCTCCGATTGCCATAGAAAATCCAAGACAAGAAGATTATCTTTGCCTTCGCAGGTTCGAGTTCCGCGTCCTATAATTTGGGCGTATAGCGAGCGGATTTTAGTTGGTCTTAAGCATACGACACAATCGACGCTTGGCTCGTCATAACCTTCGGTAAGAAGCATTGAATTACATAGCACTGTACATTCGCCACTGTGGAAGCGTTCGAGAATTTTCTTTCTCTCGCCCGATTCTCCCGAAATATGCTCCGCCTTGTGCCCAAGCGATTTTAGGATTTGCGCCATTCGCTGAGATGTGGCAATTAGCGGAAGAAAGATTAGCGTCTTTCGCTCTCTTGGAATGTGTTTTGCGATTTCCTCAAGATATGGGTCTATCGCGGACCCCAAGTCATCGGCAGAATAGTCTCCCGCCGTTGTCTTTACGCCTTTTAATGATATTTTAAGCGGGATTGTCTGTACGAGTATCTTCGACAGATACCCCTCTTTTATGGCGTCCCGAATTGAGTATTCATAGGCAATGTCCTCAAAATACTTCCCGAGATTTTGCTTATCTCCTCGATCTGGCGTTGCCGTCACGCCCAACACCTTTGCCGACGAGAAATACCTTAAAATATTTTGATATGAATCGCTCAATGCGTGGTGGGCTTCGTCAACAATGATAGTTCCGTAATGGTCTGGAGAGAACCTTCTAAGCCTACTTTCGCGCATTAGCGTCTGAACAGAAGCGCAAGTAATGGGATAAAGACTATCTATAGCCGATTCTCCCGCCTTTTCAAATGCGCAAGAAAGCCCAGTCACAGCGGCTATTTTATCTCTGGCTTGTGTCAGGAGTTCCTCACGGTGGGCGAGGACGAGGGCTTTACCCCCGTCCTTTAACGCACGCTCCGCAACCTTTGCGAAACACACGGTTTTTCCGCACCCTGTGGGAAGCACAAGCAATGTTTTGTCGAACTCACCCCAAGACTTAAAAATAGAATCCACTGCCTTTTGCTGATACGGTCTAAGCTCCATTGGAAACCCTCCTTCCGTATTCGGCAATAAGGATTGCGTCGGCTATTTTTAAGGTCGGCTTTAAGAACGCATACAGCTTGTATGCGTGTTCCCGAAGGCGGCGTTTTCGCTCGTTATATTCCAATCCTTTCACTTCGGGCAAAATTTCTCCTTGCCACTTCTGGGGAGTCACCGTCTTAAAGGGAATCTCCAAAGCGATAAGAATACCGATTACTTCTCCGTAAGACTTGCCGAGGACAAAGGAGCGGCTTGCGGGTTGGGCGTGTTTGCAACTTATATATCCGCTTACTTGCTCAACATAAGCCTCCAAAGGAATATTGCACTTTTGGGAATATTCCTTCAATTTGCGCATTGCCTCAGCGAAGAACTGTATATCGTTCAGTGCGTCCGCTACATTCGCGCAGAGAGGGTGCGGGTGGAGGATTGCATATCCTCCGTTTACACCCGCGTCTATTCCGATTATGATTTTACCATTCATCGGAATCCTCCTCTCTGACAACACCCATAGCTTCGCCTATGCGCCGAATAGACAATACGTCGGATTTTAGCTTCTCGATAGCGCGACTTGGGCTTATCTGCCACATTGCGTTGAAGTTTATTTCTTCGTCTTTGCGCTTTATTCCAAAGAATCGCGCTATGTTGCCAAGAGATGCCTTCTCGAATGTCCCACACCCCCAGACTTGCAACAAATCTATGAAGTTGCCGTTAAGGTAGCGACCATTGAGAATCTTCGGCACTATAACTCGGTTTGCCCATGAACGCCTTACTAAGAATGGAATGGCCCAAGCGTAGATATTAAACCCAACAAACTTACAATCCGCATTTGAACGGTAGTAATTCCAAAATTGCCTTAAAATATCGGCTTCATCGGAGTCTATGATTACAAGCGGAGTTTGATTTGGCTTTTGGATACCAATAGCCATGACTCTCCCAGAGAGAGCCGAACTCGGTGCGTCCAAGAACCATTCTTCCTGCTTCCTCGCTTTCCACGTTTGTATTTTTTCTGCGTCCTTGTAATTACTCGGAGCGGAAAATTCAGGCATGAGGTGCTGAATTTCGTCTCGGGGAAGTCCGTCGGTTTCAACATTGAATACGATTTCCATAGCAAACCTCCCTTAGAAAATGTCCTCATCGTCATTATCCGACGCTTCGGGTTCGAGATAGTCCTTGATGACATTCCCGTCATACATTTTTCCGTCTCGTCCCTCCCATTTCTCGACGCCAAGGCGAGCCTTGCCTCTACTTCCGTTTACTTTGTCCCACTTTGGAACTGAACGTTCGCCATGCTTGCGAAGCCCAACACAAGTAAAGAATTGGTTTATCTTCCATTCGCACCTGCGCAAAAGCACCAAGTTCTCGCGCAACGTCGCTTCCAAACCGTCAGAAGTTCTGCATCTGAGCGTGAGCTTTGCCATATTGTCGCCTTTTGCGGTGGTGGCCCGCTCAAATCCAACAACAGTAAAGTCAACAACAGTGTTTTCTGGCAGAACCGTAAATTCCTTCGCCTCTTGTGAAGTTTCGGAATTCCAATCCAATCTTTCGTTATCGGAGGTATTCATTACTTAGCCCTCCTTTCCGAAATATAAGCTTCCACCTTCTCCCAGTTTTTTTCCTCCGCGATTTTTGCGAGGAGAGACTCTGATAGGTCTTTGTACGTCTGATTGCTTTTTATGAGCGCATTGCGCTTCGGATTATTACCCCTCAGATAATCGTTCAGTTCATCTGGCGAAATTGCCGAAAACTCCATAGCCGCTTCAAGAAGCGCCATATCCGCTTTCGGAGAATCGCTAATTTCAAGATTTCCAGAAGTCTTATCTTCGTGTTCTTCCAAGGAAGAAAATTCGGTGCTGAATATATCCTTTAAGCTATCGAAACTAAGCGGCAAAACTCCCGAAAGTCCCCAGCGGTTCTTTGCATCGCAAAACGATGCATGCTCGGTGTAGAGAACTCTCTCTTTGCCTCCTACGGCCTTGCCTTTGCCGCTTGCACTCGACTGTATGTATGTACGGTAATTTGCAAACAACAGTCCGTCAGCCCACTCTTTGATAAGCGGGGATACACCCCTTGAACATTTCAACTCGTAGTGGTCGTATGTTCCGTTTTCCTCGGGCAACTCGAGCTTTTTTATTGTCGAGTGCGCCAAGACAAGAACGTGCATTCCCGAATTCTGCAACTTGCTAAGATTTGCCAACATTCTCGCATATTCTTCCGCGAGATACTGGTAGCCTTTGCCGTAATTAAAGTCTTCGAGACCGGTCTTCTTGTACTTCTTGCAAAGGAATTCAATGCACAAGCGCTCAGCCCAATCTGCCGTATCGAGTACGAAAGTTTTAAAGCCTTGCTTGTCGGCTATGAGTTCGTTTATGCAGGAAAGCAATGTTTCCCAAGTGTTGAGGTCGGATATTCTCGGCACGTCAAGATGTGCCGTTCCGCCTTCCAAATCCGCAAATAGCGGCTTGGGGAATTTTGAAGCGAATGTGCTCTTGCCAACACCTTCGCAACCGTAGATTACGCCCCTTTGAGAGCGCATTATTTTACCTGTTTTAATCTGCATTTAGATTTCTCCGAGTTTGCGAACTCTCGTCTCGGAGTGGCACTTAGGAATTTCAGGTGTGGGGAGATAGGGTCTTTCCGACCAAGTAGGTACGGGTTTTGTCCTCCTCCTCGATACAGGCAACATTGTGTTTCCGTTCTCGTACTCCAAAACTGAACTTCTAAGCACCGCAATAGGAGAACGCGGCTTGCCATTCGGCCCGCGAAGCAGTTTCAGCCTATGGGACTTAACGACTTTTCGGACGCACGTTTCCGAACAATTCCACCTGTCCATTAAGTCTTTTACCGAAAATGCCTGCCTTGCGAAGGTGTCGCCAATCCGCTCAGAGAGAGTCATAAGCAGGTCGTTTTGCGCCCTGACTATTTCCTCAAGCCGCAATATTCGATTTGCTAAAATCTCACTGTCGCTTTTCGCTTCCATTGCTTTCCGAAGCGCTTCCCCTTAGCGACACGAGTAGGGTTAAAATTTTGGGTGAAACGCTGAGAGTTCTTTGTTGTTGAACTCGCGCCGCACCTTCTTGGTGGGGACAGTACCCGCAAAACTATTGTCCCTACATCACAGGCATTGATATTCAATATGTTATAAACTAAACTTCATCTTAAAGCCCAACCATTGGGCTTTTGTGTTGTCCCTACCAGTTCTTTTTATAAAAGTTCAAAAAAATATAATTTTTAATTTCTTAATTATTAAATAGATACAACAAATATTCACATGAGTATTGACCCTGCGACAGAATCTGTCCTAATTAGTAGGCATAAAAGTAATTATTTTTGACTTTTTATGTCGGCTATGAGGGAAACCTAAGCCCGCTTGCATTAGATTTTCAAGCGTGTACGACCGTGAGGCGTATGACCACCTCCTTTTTCGTTCCGAGGTATGTTTAGTTAAACGAAGTATCCGCAATCGATAGGTGTATTGTGGAAATATTTAAAAATCAAAACGAAAGGCAATTTATGGCTTCATTGAAAACTTATATAACATTCACAACCTTAAGCAGAATTCCCGAAGAATGCTTAAAGAGGCGTTTTGAGGGAATGCACGAGACCTTTGTCTCAAATGGATTCATTCTAAAAAACGGGAAATATGACTTACACAAGATAGCGAGGTTTCTCCAAGACAACTGCCCAAGCGACTTGGAAAATTTTATATGCTCGTTCGCACTTGTCGCAAAGAGCGAGCTTTACGACAGAATATGCGAGAAGCTTGCAAGCTTTGGTATCGAGACCTCCCCAACAGATGATTTAGAGACTCTTGCCGCTATGCTCGCCGAGCGTGATATGACTGCTTGTAATGCCATTGCCGCAAGAAAAATGGCGGACGAGACTCACTCATACTCCCACTATATTCCGACTGTGCCGCATTCAGCTCAAGAGATTGGAAGCGAAGAATTGCTAAATTTAAAACAGAAAGTGTTGTCTCCTTATTTCGCCAAAAATGGGCGATCGGGCTACATAGACATCTATCCGCATATAACAAATAAGTTTGCGTTCTATTGCATTGCGCACGGCGCACCAAAAACAAGGGAGCGTTCTGTCGGCGACGAGGAAGAAGCAAGCTTCCACACCTTCCGCCCTGAACTTGTAGATATTGTGAGAATCAATCTATCAAACGCTGAAATTTCCGTATTTACACAGAAAAACCATTCGCGGGGATTTAAAGAATTTTACGTTGAAAATTTCGGCAGGTTGATTTTGCCAGATTCAAAGTATGTTCCTCATAAGAAATTTAATCTATCCGCTCTCGCCAATAACGAAATTTTTAACGTAGGAGAATTCTCAGACAAAATATCAAGCATTACTCCTATGAAGTTTAGCTATATCGGAATCGGAGGTTGCAAATTAGATGCAAGCAAGAATGTTGATGCCGCTTACCTTGATTGCGTAGAAAACAATAGGCAAATTATTTCTATGACTTTCAATGTCTGTTTTGCTGATAATCCGAAGAAGAAACATAGGGTCTCCATTCATTCCGATTCCCGCTCAGAATTTCCCATAGGTACAAACGAAGAAATTATCGAGGATTATTTATTTTCTAAAGGCATAATGAGGGATATTTACCGTGAAGAAACTTTTACTCTGGAAACGCAAAAAGTCCTACTTTCCAACTGATAATCTTGCTTGGAAAAATGTTCTGGGAGAGAATCTAAAAAGATACTTTTGCCAGAATGGGTTATTGGAATATGGGAAATCCACCGTCGATTACATAGAGATTGACGGCGAATCCTATCAAGTTGAATACATCGGAAACGAATTCATTGGCATAAACGATGAACTCCCTGATGTGAAGCTATCCAATAGCGATGTTTGCAAGCTTACCTTAAACAAAAGTAAATTTGCTTCCAAAGTACGCGAACTTTTAAGAATAGGAGGCGCAGTTTCAGATATTCCGAACTGTGATGCCTACTGCATTGGAGATTTGAAGGGAAGTCGTACTTTTAGGGTGTTTTTATGCTTTTCAGAGTCGGAGAGCCTGTATAGCTCAATTCGGAGTATATCTAAAGGAATTCCTCCCATTGTTATTTCTTTTGAGGAAATTTCAGGAGAACTTCAAAAGCTATTATATGAGCTTGACGGAAAGTTCTTCAAAATAGACGAATGTATATGTTTCCGCAATGACAGCATTGAAGCACTTTCTCCAATAGCAGAACTTGCGGGGAAGGTCAAAAGAAGCAAGACATCAGGCGTTTATTACGCTTGGAGTTCTACTGGCTTTCATCAACCCCAAAATCCCAATTTGAATATGCTTAAGATTCGTATACTGTCTTCAACCCGCCTACATATTGAATTTGACGGGGAAGGAGATGATTTCGATTACAGCGACATAAGCATATTCAGAAACGAAAATAATGGTAAAATGAATAAATGTTGGACAACTCTGGGCTTATTGGCGGCAAAGAAGGAATTTAAGAGAGATGAAGGAACCCGAAAGATAGTCTCCAGAATGAATACTGCCTTCAGAGACTTCTTTGGCTTTCCAAAGCGTTTAATTCCTTTTGAATTTAGGGATACTATTCTTTTCCCAAACTTCTATCTGAAAGCCGTATCCCAAAGGGAAGAAAGGAAAGAAACCTTTGAAGGAGGCGGAATTTCTGAAAAAGAGATAGTAGAAGATTGGGAGCGTCAGAGGTATCAACATTAACTTATTTTGACGGATATATCTTAAAATACTTTTCGGCGTCTTCTTTAGTCGCTACTCCTCGGTAGTGTTTAAAGAGTATATCTGTGCCTTTATGTGACATTATCAAAGCCGTATCTTGGAAGTCTCTTTTCCATGCGACGTGGTAGCTTGCAAAACTGTGCCTGAAAGCATTGTGGGGCGGTATCTTCTTTTGTGGAAATTTGCCGTTCTCGTCTGGAGTTTTTAACTGTTTCCCATTCACGAGCAATCCCGCTCTGCGCAGGGCACTCTCTCGGCGCTTCTTCCATTTGCGCTCACACCACCCAAAGGCAGACTTTGGCGTCCGTTCCAACCAAGCCCAGAGATTGTCTGGGAGGTTTTCTATATAGTTTCTGCGGTTTTTCTTGGTCTTTTCAGCGGGCGTTAAAATTCCTTGCCGCATTGTGATTTC